TCCTCGCAACGCGAAACCCCCTCGCCGACCCGACCGTCGACGAGGGGGTTTCGCTGTTGGCTGCTCTCCACCACGAGGTCAGCGGCGGCCAGTTTACGCCCTGTTCTTCGGCGCCCGCCAGATCGCGGCCGCGGCGAAAGCTGTGGTGACGCCGAGGCTGAGCCACGGGTTCGGCTGGACGCCGTTCTCCTCGAGCACCGAGAACACGATCTGCGGGGTGAGGGTGCCCAGAACGCCGGCGATCAGCTTGGAGAACCGGGCGTACCAAGGCGTGCTGGAGGTGGCCGGGATCCGCGGCTCGCCGTCTTCACCGACGATGGGGTTGCCGCCCCACTCTGCCGGGCTCACGACTTCGGGCCGATCTCGATCGTGCCGGTGATCTGGACGTGCCGCTCGATGGCGCTGTCCACGATCTCGGCGAGCCGGGCCTCCGTGATGCCCGGATCCTTCGTTGCGGCCGCCAGCGCGGCCAGCAGCCCGGCGTTCGCCGCCGCGGCTTCCCGGCGCCCGCGGCCGGCCTCCATGTGGCCGTAGCGCAGCAGGTCGCGCGCCGCCGCCCACCCGCCGTCGAGCGCGTTCGGAACCGCCTCGTTCCAGACCGTCTTCGGCACACCGCCGATCGCGTCGAGCAGCTGTTTCATCTGTTCCGGTGTCACGTCGTCTCCTCCACTGGTCAACGCCGCGAGGGCGGCCGCGCACGCGGCCTCGTCGCGCACGATCTCGAAGTGCATCCCGTCCTTGCGGCCGGTGTAGTCCCCGCCCCAGCGCACGCACCCCTGCGTCCGGGCGACGATGGCGTGGATCGCGTCGATTTCCGCCTTGCTGTAGTTCGCCGGGGGGTCGGTGGCCAGCGGGTGCGACGTCGCGTTGAGGTCAATCGCCGTGCCGCTCGAGTGGTTGGACAGCTCAGTCCCGCCGCGAATGGGGCGTTCGGCGTAGCCCCAGTCGTCGAGGATGCCCTGTTCGATGTCCTCGACCAGCTTGTCGAACTGGCCGGCGACCCAGAGCAGCAGATCCCCGGCGGGGCCGTTGCGCACGGCCAGCTTGCGGGTGGTGCCGGGCACGAGCCGGCTCGACACCCTGCCCGGGTCGTTGGCGGTGTATCCGTTCTGGCTGACTGCCATGGGGCCTCCCACTGGTCTGCGCTGCTCAGCCTACGTCACGTGCCGCGTCTTCGCGGTCGTTGCGCTCCCGGTCCGAGACTTTCGAGCGCAAAAGCAGGGTCAGGCGCCATACCATGCACGCCACCACCGCGGCGTAGAGCGGCGCGCGGAAGTAGGCGAAGGTGATCGGGTTCATGAACGACCGGAACACGTACAACGTCATGATCAATGTCAGGCTGAGGGTGAAGAACCCGAGGTGGGCGCGGTGTTCTTCGAGCCACCACGGCGAGCGCTTGGTGTAGATGATCAAGAACGCCCAGCCGCACAACGCGCCGAGCAGATTCACCGCGGTCAGTACCCAGTTCAGCGTGCTCAAGGCCGCCTCCGTCTGTCGCTGGCGTAGAACGCCGCTTCGAAGGCCTCCCCGAAACCGTTGGCGGCCAGCCGGCGCCGCTGCTCGGCACCGATGCGCGTCGCGCTCGCCCGCAGCGCCCGCGACACCTCGACGTCCTGTTCCGCCGCACTGTGTTCGTCCTGGAGGGCGTTGACCCGGTGCCCCAGCAGCCACTCGACCAGCTTGATCATTTTCCGGACCCATCCGTCTGCGGAATCGGCAGAGCGGAGAGCGTCTTATTCACGGCCTCCGCAGTGGTACCCAGCTGGATCAAGGCCAGGCGGTAGTTAAGGTTAGCCTCACGAAGCTTCTCGATCGTGTCGTTCTTCCGGTTAAGGATCGAGATCAGCACCGTGACCAGAGCGCCACCGCCGAACGTGAGCAGCGTGACGAGGATACCGACGACCCACCGCACGCTCTCGGGACTCACGATCTGGCGCTTTCGAACACCCGTTCAGTGTAGATCACTGATCACCAGCCGCGATGTCGTAGAAAGCCCTGCTCGTGCCCCGGCTCATCCGCGGGAACACGTCGACGGTGCCGTTGCCGTTGGCGGTGATCAGCCACTCCAGATAGGTGAACTGACTGGAGATGTAGGGCTCGGGAACGGCGATGATCTTGCGGATCGTGCTGTTCGCCGCGACCCCGGTCGCCGTGCTGGACTGCACCGCAGCGATCGACCCGTCGGAGTGACGCAACTGCAGCTGCAGCGTGAGGGAGGTGATGGTGCCGGTGAAGTTGCGTACCAGGATCGAGGACCAGAGCGCGGCGTTGTAGAAGAAGCTCTGGGCCTGGCAGCACACCTGCGGGACTCCGGCGACGTAGTTGAGCCCGGCGATCGGGTACATCGTGTAGTCCAGCAGCGGCTCGACGAACCCGTATCCGGCGACGCCGTCGGTGCCGAAGAGGATGTTGTTCGCCTGGTCGCGGAAACGCAGCTGCTCGAGCTCGGGCGGGTTGAGGTTCGGGTTGCCCGGACCGACCTGCAACGCTTCCTTGCCGGTGGAGGGCCAGTACAGCGTACTCTTGCGGACCCCGTCGTCCTTGTTGCGGCCGAAGCTGAAGGCGAGCTGGCCGTTGTCATAGAGGCCGCGGAAGGTGCCGCCCTGCCCGACGGTGGCGTTGGTCATGTCGCGCCCGAGCAGCTCGGCCACTTGGGCTTCGAGCCGGGCGATCCGGTCGTTCTGGTTGCGCTCGCGCGGCGGGACCTGGCCAGGGCGTGTCGGGTCGACCATCAGGACTCCACTCTTCCCAGCAGCTGGCACGTCAGCTGCGCGGTCGTCTCATCTGCACCGCTGCCGATGTCGAGGATGCGGGAGGCGAAGGTGCCCGCGCCGAGGCGGGGGTGTGGCTGGTTGGTGGGGTAGACGGCCACGCAGTTGTCGCCGGTGTCGACTTCGGCCAACGACGGGCTACCGGTCTGGAAGCCTTCGCCGTTGTCGCCGGCGACCCGGACGGTGTGGGTGATGGTGGGCGCGGCGCTCTGGCCGCCGGCGACGGTGGCCGCGGCCCAGGCGTTGAGCGTGGCGACGGCCGAGGCCGAGGTGTGGTCGTTGCCGACGTTCTCCAGGATCATCTCCGCCGGCGCGCCGCCGATCGGCCGGTCGGCGAACCCGATGATCAGGTCACGGTTCATGCCGTTGCCGCGCTCGAAATCTCGGGTGATGCGGTAGGCGCCGTCGGTGTCAAAGGCGGTGTTGACAAGGGCTTTGCGGTACTCCCAGTACCGGGCGAAGGTGAGGTTGCCCAGGAAGGGCGTGCCCAGGCGCAACCGCCAGCGGACGTACTGCTTGCTGGTGGTGTCGACGAACTCGGGCGCGAACTCGAACTCCGAGCCGCCCTCGACCTGAGACAGCTCGAGGAACCGTTGCCCGAGGCTGGCCAGCTCGTAGCCGGGGTATTCGCGCTGGGCGTCGCCGGCGATGTCGTCGGGGAAGACGATGGGCAGCTCGCGCCCGGGCGTGGAGATGTCTTGCTGGATGAGGCGTTTGCCGATGGTGTGCAGGGAGAGGTTCTGGTTGCCAGCCGGGACGGTACCGCCGATGACGGGGGTGTAGCCGGTCGGGCCGAACACCGTGTCGGCGTCGGTGCCGGTGACCGTGTCCAGCGCCGCGCGGCCGGGGTTGGTCAGGACGCGCTTGTCGGTGAAGAGCTTGAGCAGGCCGCCGCCGCCAAAGGTGGTCGACACCCCGCCGTCGTAGGACTCGGTGACCAGGGGGCCGGCCTGCCAGATCTTGGTGCCCTGGCACACCGCCCAGCTCCAAAGCCACGGGTCCGTGACGCCGCCGAGGACTTCGAGCGAGATGTCGTCGGAGTCCAGGGGCACGGTGACGCGCCAGTCGCCGGCAGCGATGATGCCGCGGGACCAACTGGGCGTGCCGAGGTAAGGGATGGTGGCAGCCACGCGGCCGGTGCGTGTCTCGAACGCCCGGATCTCGATGGGATCCAGGCGGGCGGCGGGCCGGTCCAGCACGCCGGCAGTCGGCGCGGCCTGGGCCTGCACGGCGGCCAGCAGCGGGCTGCTCACGCGCCCATCCAAGCGGCCTGCATCCCGGTGATGTCGTCGCCGCCGGATTCGTGGGTGACGTTGCCGCCGGTGTCGGAGTAGGCGTAACAGCGGAACTGGGTGCCAGCGGTGAGGTACTTCGAGCAGGTGGCCTGGGTGTTGACATTGACGGCGGTGGAGTCCTTGCCCCAGACGTTGCCGGTGCCGGTGCCGACGATGAAGGCGTACTTGTTGCCGGTACCCGAGGAGAACCGGCACGAGAACGTCAGATTCCACCAGCCGGTGATCTGGACGGTGAAGACCCCGGCGGCGTGCGTCAGGCCCACCAGGGCCTTGTTGACCACGGTCATGTTGGTGACCAGGGTCGGGGTGGCGATGGCGAGGTCGGCGGCGATCTCGACGTCGCACCCGGGGGTGACGTCGTAGGGGATGTCCCAGGCGCCGGAGGTGTAGCAAATGACGCGCTTGAGGCCCTTGTGGTAGACCATGCCGCCCTCGACGGCGAGCTCGCCGGGGATGCCGGCGATGGTCGAGTAGGCGTGGATGCCGAGGCGGGACCAACGGGAGCCGAGCCAGACTTCGGGGCCGGAGTAGCTGGAGAACCGGGTTTCGCCGATGACGTATCCGGGGTCGGCCGCGGTTTCGCCGCCGAGGATGGTGCGGAATCCGTTGTGAAGCGAGGTCGAGACGCGCTTGTTCGTGATCTCGCCGGCGGCGATGGCGTTGTCGTTGGTCGCGCGCAGGACGTCGGCGAGCTTGAGCATCCCGGCGGGCGTGGCCGGCACTGCAGGCGTACCGGACACGAGTCCGGATACGACGACAAACTCGGGGCCGTGCGCGGCGTCCCCGCCGAAGGCGCCCTTGTCGTAGGCGGAGGCGCAGACGATGTCGTAGCGGCTGTTGACGCCGGACGCCGCGGGCATCGAGACGGTCTGGTCCGCTTCGTTGATGAACTGGTAGGCGCCCTGGCCGGTGCGGGGGATGACGGCCATGCCGCGCTTGACGATGACGGTCTGGTCCGGGCTGGCCTGGGGGAGCACGGCGAGATCGTCGGCGGCCGCGGACCGGATCAGCACGCCCGGGCGCGGCGTGAAGCCGTCCGAGCCGGCGAGGAACGTGGGACCGATCATGCCGACGCGGATGTCGCGCGCGGAGTTTCGGCCGACGACGTACTGGCCAGACCCGTTGTTGTCATTGATCGGGATGAGGTCACCCGACGTGACTGCTACCATGAGTGACTACTCCCTACTAGTTGTAAGCGTCAGACCACTGCGCCAGCATCGTGGCCGTGTCGGCGGGCCCGGCGGCGGAGAACTGGACCGCGGTTTCGGAGTGCGGGGC